CCGTGGGGCCGAAATCGATTCGGTGGCAAGCCTGTTTGACCCCGCTCTGGTGCAGGAGGCTAAGTACGGCGAGACCGCTTGCGATGCTCGCGAGCTGGCATTCCGCGCCGCCAAGACTGCTGCTGCGCAGGGTCACGAGTTCCTGAAGAATCTGGCAGCGGACAACGCCGCATCTGGTGCACAGAACGTGGAGGCTGTTCCGGGCGCGTCTGCATCTGGCAGCCCGGAATCTCCGCCCGATGCAAAGGGCAATGTGCCCAAGACGCAGGCCGGGCGCCTGGCTGCGGCCAGACGGACGCAGCCCGAGCGCATGGCTGCTGCCGACGCAGCCGTTGCCGAACTGCTCGACGATGACAAGAAGTAAGGAGGAACACTACTATGAGCGAACTGAGCAAATCTCTCGGCACCATGGAGTATGACGGCCTGATTGCCGATATCAACCCCAAGCTGGTTGTCAGCGGCGGCACCCTCCGCAAGCTGGGGGCTGCCGGCACCATCAAGCGCGGCACCATTCTGGCAAAGTCCGGCGGTACCGCAGGCGATAACAAGCTGGTGGCGCTGGGCACCGCTGCCAGCGGTGATACGGAGACCCTGACTGCATACGCCATCCTGTGCGATGATGTTGAGGTTGGCACCACTGATGATGTGACCGTTCCCGTCTATCTGGCCGGCTGCTTCAACCTGAACAAGTGTGTCACCATCAATGACCATACTATCACCGAGGCTGAGAAGGATGCCCTGCGTAACGGCGGCATTTTCTTCAAGGCTGCTGCACCTGCACTGTGAGGAGGATACAACAATGCCTGCTGAACTGAATTTCTTCGATACCTATACCCTGATGGCCGTGGAACGGCGTGCTGTTCCCAGACAGACCTTCTTCCGTGACCGCTACTTCGGCACCGACGACGGCGATATCTTCAACTCCGACAAGGTTCTGACCGAGTACATGGACGGTGACCGCAAGATGGCTGCATTCGTTGGCCCTCGTGTCGGTGCAATCCCGATGGAGCGCGTGGGCTACGAGATCCACGAGTTCGAGCCCGCTGCCATCGGTGTGAGCCGCGAACTGTCCGTCGATGACCTGACCAAGCGCGGCTTCGGCGAGGCTATCTATGCCAACAGCACTCCCGCCCAGCGTGCCGCAAGGCTGGTTCAGAACGACCTCGTGGACATGGACAACCGCATCATCCGCACCGAGGAGTGGATGTGCGCACAGACCATGCTGGAGAACGGCTGCACCATGCAGGAGATGATCGACAACCAGACCAAGGGCGAGGCCAAGGTCGTGAAGTTCTACAACCCCGGTCACGAGAACGACCACCTGTACACTGTGGCACATAAGTGGTCTGAGGATACCGGCGACTTCTTCGGCGATGTTCCTGCCATGTGCCGTCTGCTGTCCAAGCGCGGTCTGCGCGCCGTTGACATGCTGCTGGGTGCCGATGTTTACGATGCCGTCCTGAACATGGAAAAGGTTCAGCGCCTGCTGGACAAGAACTCCGGCATCATCGTTGGCAAAATCGAGCAGGAACTGAGCGCATACGATGGCGTTACCTACGGCGGCACCCTCAACTTCCGCGGCTATAAGCTGAACCTCATTTCCGTGGATGAAACCTACGTTGACACCGCCAACGCAGAGCAGCGTTACTTCCCGAAGACTGATGCCCTGATTACGGCTCCTGGCTGCGGTCATCTGATGTATGGCGCCATCACTCAGATCAACTATGGCGATACCATCCAGTCGACCATCGCTGCCCGCCGCGTTCCTAAGTTCAGCATCGATCAGGAGAACGATGTGCGTAAGATGAGCCTGAAGACCCGCCCGCTGGCTGCACCCAAGAACTACATTCCTTGGATTCGCGCCAAGAACGTGGTCGGCTAAGTCCGGCCTGAAAGGAGTACGCCGATGATTGTTGAAATTCTTTGCGGTGGCTACGGCTGGCCCCCCGAAAACGGGGGTTACACAGTTGCCCATATCGAGCGGTGTGAGGTCAGCGATGCCGAAGCAGCCCGCCTTATCGGGCTGGGTGTGGCGAAATATGTGTTTTCCGCTCCCACTGCCCCGGAAACAGCCCCTGCAGACGTTCCGGCAACTGCGGAAGGTAACGACACCCCTGACGAGGAAGCCTCGCAGGGCGGCTCGGAGACGGCCACCCTTGCCCCCGACCAGCTGCGCAGCATGACCGTTGCCAATCTGAAAAAGCTGGCGGCGGATATGGGCATCGACACGAAACAGCTCAAAACCAAAGATGCACTCATCGAGGCCATCTGCGCCGAGGAAGTAATTCCCGGCGATGAGTGCGCCAGCGGCCCGGAGCTGTCTGCGGCGATGCCCACGGCGTGAGTGCCTTTAAGGACGCTGTGCAGGAAGACCTGAACAGCGTCTTTCTGAATCTGGACGAGTTCGCCGAGACACATACGGTCTACTATGACGGAGAGGAATACCCTGATGTTCCTCTGGTTCTGACTGGGCTTTCTGAAAAGGAACGTGTGCGCCAGACCATCAGCGACCATGCACAGGGTCTGTACCGGGTCAGCCGGGTGATGCACTGCGATATTGCAGCCCTCGGCGGAAAGCAGCCGGAGAAGGACTGCAAGCTGGGCATTGACGAGGACGGGTTCGTCCGAAACTACTATGTAGCATCCTCTGTCTGCGAGATGGGGATGCTGCGGGTGGAACTGGAGGCGATTGACGAATGAGCTGGCAAGAATATATCTCCTACGAGCCTCTTAACGTCAAAGAACGCCCGGCGGCCGCTCTTGCAGTGACTGTTGAATCGGATATTGACCGAGTGTCTGCACTGCTGTCTGGCATCAAAGGCGGCTGGCAACAGGCTGTTGGTTCTGCGCTTGCAAGAGCTGCAAATGCAGGAAAAACGGAGGCCAAGAAAGCCGTAACGGAGCAGTATGCGCTTAGTGCGAGCGAGTTTGTCAACCGCACAAAGAATGTCAACCATTTCAACCGTTCGTCAGATGGCGAAATCACGGTAAGTTTTGGCTACCGTGGCTCTGTTATTCCGCTGATGCGTTTTGATACGAGCATAGACCGTTCCGGCCGTGTCGTTACCCGCGTTATGAAAACGAGTACCAAAAAAGCCCTCGACCACGCATTTAGCGCAAAGATGGGAAGCCATATCGGTGTTTATGAGAGAATCGGCACCAGCCGCTTCCCTGTGAAAGAACTGTATGGTCCATCAACGCCGCAGATGATTGGAACCAACGAAAGCGTTTCAGATCAGGTCGAGGACAAGATGGCGGAGGTGTACGAAAAACGCATTGAGCATGAAATTACGCGAATTTTGAACGGATGGGGTGTCTGATATGACCAGTGTTGTTTTGCTTGAGCAGCTGAAAGCGTTTACGAAAAAAATCATGACCGACATGATTCTCCCGGTGGCTATGCAGCAGGGCGATACCGAACAGTCCTACCGCGCCCCGGAAGTCTATCTGATGCGGCTGCCCGACAGCCGTTCGGCCAAGAAAAAAGCCCCGTACATCATCCATCGGGTCATCCCGCTGGAAACGGAGCAGCAGCCTGGCAACGAGGAGCGCACGGTGGTTTCTGTGCGCTCTATCTTTTGCTGCTACAACCCGGATGAACAGGAGGGCGACCTTGCGCTCCTGAACATGATGGAGCGTTTCCGGGTGGAGCTGCTGAAAGTCCGCAAGGTAGGCGGCACTGGCACCGATGGAAAGCATCGGTATCAGTTTGCGCTTGACCTGTCTCCCGGTCATAAGCTGGAAAGTGTTCCTTACGACGAGGAAACCAAACCGTATTACGCCGGAGAGATGATTACCTACTGGAAGCTGCCGACCGTGCAGCAAACGGAGGACATTAAATTATGGCGGTAAAAAAGACCGCTGCGGAACAGCCCGCCGAAACTACCGTGAACGCCGAGCCTGCGCAGAGCAAGCCCGGCGTTTCCATTTACGTCGGTCCGTCCATTCTGGGCTATATCCAGAAAAATACGATTTACCCCTGCGCTGCTGCGGAGGCGGTGAATCGTGACGATGTGAAAATCGCCACCGAGAAATATCCCGGCGTGGCCGACTTCATCATCGATGTGGCCGAACTGAACACTACGCCTGAAAAGGCAAAAGCACGCGGCGAGGCTATCCTTGCGTATGCCCGGATGCTCGCCAAATCCAAGTAAGGAGGATTACATACTATGGCAGATCATGGTATTAACGTCAGCCGCGCCGACACCGCCGTGGCAACCCCGAACGCCGCAACCTGCGGCATCCCCTTTGTCATCGGTACGGCACCGCTGTCCAAGGCAACTGGCACCGCTGCAACCGCTGGCACCCCTGTACTGTGCACCAGCTACACCGAAGCAGAGGAACAGTTGGGTTATGACAACGACTGGGCAAAGTTCACCGTTTGCGAGGTGATGTACTATCACTTCAAGCTGTGTGCCTGCCAGCCGGTTATTTTCCTGCCGCTCGCAGAAAACGCCGAGGCAGAGGCTGGGGCAGGGGCCCGCGAGGAGGGCGAGGGGTTTTGCCATGAGGG